TTTAAAATATCAAACAATTCCATTACTTAAAGCTTTTAAATGGATTAAATGCAGAAGGAGCTTCGTATGAATCCCATCTTGATCTGCCTATTAGATTTTTCTTATCTGTCATTATGGGTTTAATTTCCATTTTGGTTGTTGAAAATGAAAATTCCATATTAGACAAGACAGTTTCAGGTATTACCTGATCTGATAACCAAACCAATTGAGCATTCTCGTGGTAATTATTAGCAACTTCTTTTCTATTATCTTTATTGTCAGTGTATCCGATAGATCTTAAAACATATCCAGAAATCCAATCCTTAAATTCATCATCCTTCCAAATATCTTCTAATCTAGCAGATCCCCATCCGGATTGCTTGTAATTTTCATAAATAGCCTCAGCTTTTGCTTTAGTCAATTTATAAATTTTACCTGGCGTCTTTTCGTAGGCAAAAACACTTGGTACATCATCTCCCTTATCCCCAGTTAAAATCTTCTCAAAAGTGAGTCTTTCTGGATTTGTAAATTCTAAAGCAGCAGAGCCACATAGATTTACCATCTTCTCCTTCTCTGAATCCGCCACGAAATCTAAATTAAAAATAGAGGTTTCCCCTTCTTTATCAAGATAATCTGACTTCCAGTTATCTGAACAAAATATTTTATTGTTCTTAGAGTTAGCATTCCAGCAGATTGTCCAGGTATCATCACAGGAAACTAATTGATGACTATCCTTATCTCCAGAGAAAACAACAACATTATGTCCTGCTTTCTTTAATTTTTCATTCCAGAACCATAATAGATCATCTCCCTCTGCTCCTTGAGCAGTTGAATAGATATAACCATTTGTTTCTAGAAATTTACCAAACTCGTCCATAAGATCAAAAAAAGATCCCCAATCAACTTTCTCGTCCTTAACTCTAGAACTTTTATAATCTGCTCTTTCTACTTTTAAATCTTTTCTCCAGGATCTAGAATCCTTACAAAAGATAACATGACCGTTTGTAGGTAATTGATTCAAAGCATAACAAAGATCTGTTATGATTTTTCTCATAAACATTCCCTGTTCTGAAGCTTGGGATAAAACTTCTCCTGGTTGTTTGGAACCATAGTCAGAGAAAATTGCAAATGTTTTATGGAATAAATAATTTCCGTCTATAACTACGCTAACCATATTAAAAATCTGAATTTGTTATTCTTATATCATAGTCAGAAAAGTCTAAAAAATCCTGATCGTCTGCGATTAATCTTCTTTCAGCGCTATCAGCATCCTTTCTTTCTGCTAATCTTTGTCTTAGTATTTCTCTGTCAGGATCAATGAAGATAATGATACATTTTTTCCTATGCTCTGGTTTTATTTTTTTAATCCCGCCTGGGGTCATGATTAAAAGACTAGCCCTTTCAAAATCCTCAATCAATCTCCCATATTTCCAACCATTAAAGTCGTCTATCTCGTAAAACCTATGGATGTTATTGTTGAAAAAAGATTCTTCCTTAAAATAATAATCCTTGCCTTCTTTTTCATTTTCTCTTTTAGGACGGCTGGTATACGAAACACAATATTTAAATCCTCTTTCTTCGAGCTTTTTTCTCATGAAGTCTTTTCCAGATCCTCCCCTACCTACTAAAATTATTTTACTATCCTTGAATGCCATTACTGTGTCAATTTTTGTATTGAATAAAACAAGGAAAGGAGACTAACCACTGGATCTATGACCTGATTTCTTTGAGATTGATGTTGTGCAACCAGAATTAATACTGCTGGGATTATAGCGGTCTTTTCTGATTTCTTTTCTCTGATCCATTCAATAAATTCCCGTCCTAAAGATTCCATTACCTCACCTACCGAATTGGAATATTGTCCAACTATGATTTGATAGCTTTTGACCGGATCTAATTTTTGGAAAAGTAAATTGTAAATTTCTTCATAATCCCAAGAAGATTCTGATACTTTTTGTTCGCTTATCTCTGTGATTTCTTGGATCTGCCATCTTTGAATACAGTTAAGAGCAGATCTCATATCAGGATAGTATTTCTTTACAAAAGAGTGTAAAGCTTTTTCCTCAATAGAAATACTCATCTTATCTAAAATGAGGACAATTCTATCTTCCCACTGTTTCTTTAATTCAGCTTCTTCCTCTTTATTAACCGGATCAAAAAGAAATACCTCGAATCTACTTTTAATAGGATCTGGTACTTTATTGATCCAATTGCACGTAGCTACAAATCTTGTATTCTTAGCAAACTTTTCTATTGTGCCTCTAAGAGCTTTATAAAATTGATCAGACGCTCCGTCAAACTCATCCAGCACTACTACCTTAGTGGCATTCTCTTCGTTCATGATAGAGATCGTGGAACAGAATCCTGTTATTTTTTCTCTAACTGTTTCCACCGAGCTTTCATCTGATACGTTAATAAAGAGCCGTGGAGAATTTTCAGAAAGAATTTTTGCTAAAGAGGTTTTACCAGATCCCGGGGATCCTGTAAGTAAAACGTTCTGTTGTAACCCATTTTTAAAAACATCCTTGATTCTCTGTGGAAGAATCATATGTTCTAATTTTTTGGGTCTGAGTTTTTCTGTTAAAAGTGAATTGATCATTTATTCTTATTAAATCTGGTTACTAAATTTTCCGGTTCTGTCTTGTCGTTTCTAACCTCGATAAATCTAGGCAGAAAAAGTGATTTATTGCCATTTTTATCCTCAATCGGAACATTATATTGGATAGCAACAATTTTACCTATTATATCATCAGGGTTCTTAGAGAGTTCAATTAAATCCTGCTCTGTAAAGCCTGATCCGACTTTAACTTGATATTCTCCTGAAGAATCCTTACAAATAAATCCTCCGATAAATCCTTCCCTCTTTCCCTCGCCAGGATACCATCCAGTAACTACCAGATCGCAGTCTTGTACCTCTTTAAACTTAATCCAACTTTTAGATCTTTTACATTCATAAAAATGAGTAGGATCTTTCATAATAACTCCTTCTCCTCCGTTAGCAACTATTTGCTCGTAGATAGGCATTAGCTCATCTTTGGTTTTTGCTTCCCATTTTTGTGCTATTTTAATATTTTCAAAGGATTTATCCTTAAAGAATTGCTCCAAAAGTTCTCTTCTCTGGGTGTAAACCGTTACACCTTTGCCATCCTTAATTGTTTTTGTTGGTTCAACGTCGAAGATATTAAATAATAGATCATCTCCGATGCTTTCTTTCGGTGATCCCTTCATCATCTGGGTAACCTTTCCACTCACACTCTTTCTGTCCAAATCTGTTAATTCTCCGTCGAAGAAAATTCCATCTATTCCATGGGAAAGTTCTAAAATCTGATTTGCTATACGGGTAAGAAATCTGGAGTCTAATTCATTGAACGCTCTGGTGTAGAATTTAGGCTTTCTGTCCTCTATTGTGCAGATAACTCTTACCCCATCATATTTCTCTTCGCAGACAATAGATCCCCATTTATCCAGTACTTTATGGTCATCCTCTGCTAGCATAAGACTAGGATCCGGAATTAGTTCCTTTCCGACCGCTTTATTGATCATTTTAGCCCCTATTCCTATGTTCATTCGCTTTGTAAGGACTTTAGCTAAGACTTTTTTGAGTTCAATGTGATAACCAGTAGATTCAATCAATCGTTCAGCCTTGCGCCTTAAATGATCATTAATTGCTGGTGCTGCTTTCAGCTCCTCACATAAGGAGAAGAATTCTTCGTATAACTTGGGATTTTCTTTGCATTCCTTGTCTTCGTAGTCTAGCTTGTGTAGCTTGGTTGTTACGAAAGGATCAAAACAAATAGAAAGGATGTATTCCAATCTAGGGGATAAGTTTTCCGAGATAATTTGTTGTTTCTTTTTCTGGGATCCCTCCCCAGTTGCTCTTTCAACATCCAAAAGAATTTCTAATTCCTGCTGCATTTGATTTTAGTTTAGACATCAAATATACAGGAAAAACTCGGTTACAAAAAATGTTTCAATTAAACTACCCCTGCGTCCCCGCCTGCTGCTGGTTCTGCCGCTGCTGGTTCTGCCGCTGCTGGTTCGGCTGCTGGTTCTGCTGCTGGCTCGGCTGCTGGCTCCGCTCCGCCGGTAGAAGCTGCTCCTGTATCACCAGCTCCCTCTGCTGGTGCAGCCGCCTCTGCATTTTCTTTTTCGTCCTTTTCTTTATAAATATTATTAACTCTTCTATCCTCGTTGGTTAATCCTAAGAATTTATCAATTAAAAAGTCCTGGTTGAAATATGGAACTTCCTCTTCGCCTTTCTTTTCTTTAATCTCAGAAAGACCAGCAATAAAATCTATTTTCTTAATTAATTGCTCAATCTCTTTGGATTCACCGAATTGATTGTCGGAATTAAACTTAAGACCTAATTGAGATCTAAAGATGGTATCATTGTTTAATTCTGGATGATCCAGGGTCATTTGAATCCATAATGGTTTTAAAAGAATCTCCTGATAGATGGATCTTATTCTATTAATAAATTTATTGTATCTAATTTCGTCTCTTTCTGCTGATTCCGCTCCGATTTTATAGGTACCTACTGTTCCACCTGATCTTGCAGCAAATCGATTGAAAGGAATCTTAGAATCTGCCTTAAGCTTATTAAAGAAATAAACAACGGCGTCTATAATATTTAAATTAGGTCCTGCTGAATTAAGCGTTTCTACCTTTGGAGATTCCCCACCTTGAACAGGGAAAAGATAGTTTTTATAGAATTGTAAATTAGGTCTTCCGTTAATGCTTAATTCCCCTGAATCTGTATTTAGTTTAATATCTTCCTTATACATGCTCATCAACTCACCTAGGGTTTCTTTCGCTTTTTGAGGAGATCTTGTACCAACAGGAACAGTCATTTTAATTCTGAATGAAGCATTCATTACATTCCAGATAATTCTGGTATGCTCCATGATCTTTAAAAGATTATGGGATCTAATTAGTCTTTCACAATAGCTAGTTCTACTAGTTGTGTTACCCTTAGCATATGAGATATAAATAACTTGTGAATCATATAATTTTCTCTCTTTTACATTATCACCAAAATATTGATACCAGATTTGAACAGTTTGACCCGCTGCATTCCTTTCGATAGAAGGAGTTAATGAAATAGGATCAATCTCCTTGAATCCAACAATCTGTTTACCATCATCAGAATAAACTATTTCAAAGGCTAAGAATCCGTCGATCAGAAATTGTCTAAAGTACTGCCAAGCAGAAATTCCGTTATTAAATCCATGAGAGACATAGACCTTACGGAAGTTATCTCTTAGGGATTCTATCATTTCTTCGGATAGATCCAAATTAACAAGAGATAAGCCGCAACAAAAATTTCTATCATCATAAACAATAGCTTCATCTGCAAGAATATCTAGGATCCATTCAATTTCAGCATTGATTGAAAATCTTCTTAGAAACTCCCTTTTAAAGGCATATTCTTTATCAAAGTATGCAATATATTTCCTATTTGATGTATCCTGAGCTGCTAAACTATAAATGAAATCTTCATCGGCATCTCCTAGAGCTAATCTCTGTCTCATCATTGCTTCAGATACACCAATGGCCTGTGAATTTTTCACTACAAGATCCTTATACTCCATTCCGAAAGATCCAATCTTACTTACGGTTCTAAGTATCCTCCCCATATTAGGGTTGTTCTGTGAAAAATTGTCTATGAATCCTGCCATTTTTTAAAGTTTAAACTCGTCTTGTTTTTCTTCACCGCCTTCTGCTGGTGTTTCTCCCTCCTCAGCTTGTTTTTCCTCTTCTTTCTTTGCCTCCTCTGCTTTCTTCTTTTCTGCCTTCACTTTAGCATTCTCGTTTGCTATCTTATCGTCATCAGTCATACCTAGATATTTGTCAAGAACATATCTTAACGAAAAGTAAGGTTTTCCGTCGCCATCCATAAGTCCAGAGATTTTACTTACCTGATCCTTTCTAGCATTAAGAATTTCCATATATCTAATTTCAGCAAAAGAGTTATCCTTCACATAATCCAATCCAAATTGACTCTTAACCATGAAATCCTTTTGATATTTAGGATAGTCTAAGCTAAATTGAATCCACAGTGGCTTAAGCATGATATCTTGGAAAATAGATCTTAATCGAGTGATAAATTTAAAGAATCTGATCTCTTCCTGATCTAGACCTTCAGCATTACCACTATATGTTCCCTGTGTTCCTCTGTCTTCTCTATCAAACCTTGAATAAGGGATCTTTGAATCAAGTTTTAATTTGTCAGCAAAATATGACAGAGCTTTCAAGTCGCTAAAAGGAGTGGCGTCTCCAGATCCCGCTAAGGGTGTAATATCCGGAGTACCGTTCGGGGTAGAAGGCATTAGATAGTTCTTGAAGAACTGAATATTCGGTCTACCATTTACAAAAAGTTCTCCAGAATCTGAATCTAATCTAATATCCTCTTTATAGATACTCATTAGTTCTGCTAAAGACTGTTTTGCTTTTTGCGGGGATTTAGTTCCGATAGGAACTGTCATCGTCATTCTATAAGAAGAATTCATCACGTTCCAGATAATTCTGGTGTGTTCCATGATTCTAAGTAGATTGAAAGATCTAACCAATCTCTCAACATAACTTAATCTTGTTATAGTGTTTCCCTTTGCATATGAAATGTAAATGATTTGAGAATCATATAACTTTCTAGTCATTGCAGGATTATCTGGATATTGGATCCAGCATTCAACGAAAGATCCGTCTAATTGTTTTTCAACGGAAGGTAAAAGGGACGCAGGATCTAATTCTTTAAATCCGATAATCTCCTTACCCCTTTGGTCAAAAACAATTTCAAATGCTAGAATACCATCAACTAGGAATTGTCTAAAAAAGTGCCAAGCTGAAATACCCTCATTAAAGCCAAAAAGATTATAGATTTGTTTATATCTCTCTTGGATCTTATCTTCTAGTTTATCTCCTATTTCTTTGATGTCTACATTGGAAAAATAAGCAAAGAAGTTTTTATCATCATAAACTATTGCTTCGTCGCAGACTGTATCTAGAATGAATTCAATTTCAGGATTTAAAGCAAACTGACGAAGATAAACCTTTTTGTTAGGATAATCCTTATCGAAGTATGCAACATATTGTTTGGCATTAGTATCAGCCTTTCTAATAGTATAAAGAAGGCTTTCATCAACGTTTCCTTTATCAATGAACTGGGCTTCTGTTACACCAATGGCCTGGGAGTTCTTCACCACCATATCCCCATAGCTCATTCCGAACGTCCCTATTTTCTTTAGGTTGTTCCAAATATTACTAAAAAAAGGATTTAATCCATTGTCTCCTAAAAATCCAGCCATTATCCGTATTTATTGTATATATCGTTTAGTACAGCCCCCTCCAAAGATTTGGTATCTAGATAAACGAGATACTTCCATTCCTCCCGAGGAATCTCTTTTAAACCCTTAATTTTTTCCAACTTATATCCGTTGTATGCATGATTATACTTGATACCACCCATTAAAGTTTCTAAAAGGTCCTTATCAAACCTTAAAGGAAGCTGGGATCCTTTATCCCTTTTATCATTCTGATCCATCATTTTTCCATAGACGGCATGTAAACGAATTAAAAAGTTCTTACGATCTCTGGGTGTTAAAAGTATCATATCAATTCCAACTAAATTGCTTTTGGTCAAGGTTATTTCTCTAGAATCTAAAAAAAGAACAGGTCTATGATTAATATAATCTCTTTCGTTCTTTAATGAAGAGTCATAAAAAAATGTATAAATCTTCCCTGGGATCAGCGATTTAAGACTATCAGATTGCTTAAGAACCGAATAATTGTTTCTGTAGTGTAAAAAACTCTCCTCTGTTAGTTTAGCCGGAGATCCAGATTTTTCTATGGCCTCCGCAAGCTCCCTTTTGAAGTCCATTATCTAAAAATAAAATTTTCATCTACTGCTCCGAATCTATACCCGTTATGCTTAGCAAATCTAGTTGCTGCGTCAAATTTTGCTCGATTAACAATCCAAGTCTCCATTTGTTGGTTATAGCTTCTGATCTTTTTTTCTGTCATATTTCCCTCTATGACTGGTTTTTTCTCCAATTGATATTGACTAGATGGCTTGATTTCAATCAGCCACCCTTCCTCCTCACCATCTGTTTTTTTCACCTTTATGTAATAGTCCGGGTGATAAGTATGGGCCTTTTTATCGATAGGACTCCAGTATTCTATACCAACTGGTTCAGAAGACCATTTTAAAATATTTGGATTCTGATCACAATATTGACAGAACCTTCCTTCCCAGGAAGATCTGTAAATTATATTATGAATGTCACCAATGTATTTTTCGGGATTTCTTGGAACGAATTTTCCTGACTTAAATCTACCATTAGGCTTAACTGATTTAATGTTAACCTTAGACATTATAATTTTGGTTATCTTCTTTGGTTATCCTGGAAAAAGGTATTGTTTTAATAGATCTGGTGGAATGGATTTTTTTCCATCCCTTTTGCATGCCATTCTTGGCAATCTGAGAAATAAAAGCAAATGGGTTATCAGACTTAGCAGGATCAAATCTGTCCCAGTATTTAATCAAATCTTCTAGACCGAAAGCTATGCAATCTTCTTTGTCTTCGATATCCCTGTAGGATTTTGTTTTAGAAAGTCCATTAACTATAAGAGTAAACATCTTAACTGTCTCTGGTGTTAATCTTCCTTTGTCTTTAGATTCAAGCAGTGCTCTCTTTAAATCTTTGTTTTTTACATATTCCATTAGTTTTCGGTGAAGTTATTTTGGAGGGCTTCAATTTGTTTTTGAATGTCTTCCTCTAGTTGTGCAAGTCTATTAATAGAATCTTGTATAACTCTTAAACCTATTTTACTGTTGGATTCGCTACTTGTTTCTAATTCTTTTAGTTTTCCTATGGTTTTATGTAGATCCTCACTAAAAAGTAAGAGTTCGCTCCCCGTTTCATCGGGAACGAACTCTTCTCCATTATTTTCCAGTATTGTTTTTACTTTTTTTTTGTTCTGGCTTTAGGTGCTTTAGCTAGACCAGCTCTGTTTAGAGGCTCGTGGTCTTTTTTACCATTCTTATTGTGATTACCTGGTGCTTCTGCTAATTCAGCGTCGTCTAGATTTTCTACGAATTTCTTAGGCTTCTCTGATTTTCCCTTAGGTGCTTTTTCTACGTGTTGATTAGCTTGTGACTCAGCTAATTGGTGATCTTCTAAATTCTGAATAAATGTAGCACCATCCTTAGCCTTTCCGCCAGGTGCTGTTGCTAGATTTTGTCCTTTAACTAGAGATTTTAAAAGTCCTGTCCATACTTTTCTTGATC